TAACAGCAGTTACTCGACCAAGAGAGACTCCAGCAACGGTTAATTCATCTCCAATAGACACTTTCTTTGATGTTGCATTTGTACATAGCACTGACGTTGCATCATCTACATAGTCTGCACCTAAAAGTACACCTGTGGGATTTGTTGGTTGTACATAGACTTTCGTCTCTCTACTAAAAAATAATTGGTCTCCCATTATTATCTCCTTTTAAACCTTGAAAAACATGGACTTGAACTTTTGTTCTTGCCAGTATTTTCTAATATTGAACCTCTATTATCATTTCACCGACTCCTAAAGGTTCGAGTACTCCTTCATCAGTATCTATACTGACAATGGTAGTTTGATGAGTACGTTGAGTAATTCCTTGTTTATCAACGTATGTTAATCCTGAATTTGACTCTACTACTGTTTCTACATCTTCTAAAAGCTCGTCAAGAGCTCGAACAGCTTCGTCACTTTTTACATAACATCGAAGAGTGAGAGATAAAAATCTATTCTTATAACCACCACCTTGATATTCTCTTGATTCAGCTCCTGCTTGTACATGGACTGCAGGAAAAGCATCTACTTCGTCCCAAAACAATAGTTTTGGTAAAACATTGTTTCCCAAATCTGTTAAAAAATCTCCAGTGCCATCAATTGTTTGTAGCTTTGTAACAAGAGCTGCAATTATCTGTTGTCGTCTTGTTGTGTAGCTTCTTGTCGTTGTTGTCACTAGACTCTCCTAGTATAAAATCTTCCTAAAGCATATTGTGAAGCAACTTCTCGAATAGATTGATCTATAATTTTTCTTGGATCTCTATTACGAGTAGCCCATCGAGGATCTCCATTTCCCATTTCAAAAACTTCATAAGGATCTCTTTGATATGTATAACCTATACTTGGATAGCCTCTTGGAGTTTCTATTATATCCATTACTCTTACACTTTCTGAAAATCTTCCTGTTCTATTTACAAGAGCGGGTTCTTTCATATTAGTTCTTACTCTATTTGGAATATCTCTATTTAATAAAGCTATTAATTGTAATGGATAAGAAGATACTCCTCGAGTTGTTTTAGATCTTTGAGGCACACCTACAACTCTTGTTTTTGCTACGCTTCTTCTTTTAGGTGAAAAATTTGACTTTTTACTTATTGATGCTTTTGACTTTTTTCTTGTTTTTCTATTTTTACTTATTAGGTCAACTTTAAGATTGTTCTGTTTTTCAAAAGAAGTCGCAACATTTAAAGTAATTGCAGTAATAGTATTTTCAATAATTGATTTACTACCTTTTTTACCTGCAATTTCTGTTTTAAGTGCCCAGTCTCTTATTGCCTTGACTAAATTAGGTTTAATATTTTTCCAATCTGTTTGTTCTTTTTTGCTGTTTTCACGTACTGTATTTATATCAATTTGTATATCTTCATTTGGAGAAAGTTTCAAACCTCTTTTTTTCGTTCCACTTGCAACATAATTTAGTTTTAAGGGCCCGTATTTATCTTGTAAAGTTTTATATTCATCAGAACTAATAAAGTCTTTAAAAAATCTTGTTTTTTCAATCCACTTCATCGCTGTAGTGTACTGGCCTGCACCAACTGTAGAACCTTGCCTATGCAGTCTAACAGTGGAGGTTTTAATTAATCCTACATCACTTGCACCTGCTGCTGATTGATAATTGGGTCTACCTTTACTATCTAAAAATGCTCCTGGATTTGCATCTATTTCATCTTTTGCTGTTGTTAATGCTCTTCCTAGTTGTTTTCCTATAAATGCAACACTAGGTTGTTTCATTGCATCATAAACTTTTTTATCATTTTTAGGAGAAGTAAAAACTATTATATTAGAATCACTTACTCTTGAATTTATAGTTACATTTTTAAAATTAGATAAGCTTTCGTATATTATAGGCCAGGCCTCATCTACTCCTTTTCTCCAATCCCACTTTTCTCCTGAATCAAGTTGTTCTTTTTTATTATCATATTTTTTCTTTAGTGCTTCATATCCGTCTTTCCAACATTCTACAAGATTGGATTTTTCAAGTGTTACTACTTCTTTAAATTTATCAATTTGATTACGTACTTCTGCTTTATTTACATAAGTTAGCAAGTCCTGTAGAAGTTTTTCTGAATCTTTTACAGCCATTAATAATTCTTATACAAATCCAGTACTCGTTTTATATGGTCTGGAAAGGCTACGTTATTTCTTTGTGAAGAAGTAACATTATTTTGAATACTTGCACCTGCAATTGTCTGACGAGTTTTGCTTTGGTCCTTATAATAATAAGTAATTAAATCAATAACTGCCAGTCTTAAATCTTCGGGTACTTCTGCATTTCCAGAGGCATCAGTATAGCCTGCTTTATAGATAACTTCAACTGAGCCTGGTCCTAAAGGGAAACTTTTATATCCCATGTTTCCATTACTTCTAAAAACACTATCTGTGCTTGTATCTAAATAGTAGTCTGTTCCTGAAGTAAGAGTTGTGTATGCTTCTGTAATACCATCACGCTCTTTTACGCTTACTATACTTGTAACAGGACTTTCACTTAATTGTACAAAAGTTTGAGACCAGTTGATACTAAAAAGTTCTGTTTTATTTGTACTAACATGATCTATAAATGTATTATTACAATAAGTTTTTACTAATTGACTTACAGAATCAACATAATAACCAATTTGAAAATCAGAATTGGTTGTTGTGATTCCCATAACATCTTTATATGTTGAAGCTGAAATTAAATTTGCCATTATAAGTCCATTAGTAAAAACTTGGGGGCGAACCCCCAAGTTTCCATGTTACTAAATTAAGAAGCTCTGTAAGACAAACGAATTGCTGATCCACCACCAATAAGCTGATTAAAGCCAAGTGATTGAGTTGCAACAAGACTAGTCTTCTGGCCTACAACTGAGTATTCAGTTTCTACTGAAACACCAGAAAGTCTTGGAATTACAAAGTCGCTTGGTGCTACTGCAAGAGCTGCAGTTGTAGATACGCCGGATGTTCCAGCAACTACATCGTTAAGAATGTTTGTAGCAATCACACGAGAGCCAAACACGCTTCCGACAACACCAGTGATTTTACTTGCCAAATCAGAACCTACTTCTGATATGTCAGTAAATCCACTATCGTCTACAAGACTGTAGTATACGTCAAGAGGTACAATAAATACTACATCTTGTGGATTATACCCATAAGCACCCATTTGAGCACGCAACTTCAAAAGATTTCCTGGAGTTGGTGCAGCACCGGATGTAGTTGATAGAACAGCAGCATTGTTAGCAGCACCATCACTGTATTGCATTGCTGTTGCATTTGCAGTTGCAAGAGCTGCAGAAGCTCCAGAACCAATTGCATCTGTACCATCACCTCCAGTTAAACCTCGGCGCCAAGCAGTAGTACCTACACCAGTAAGAATACCGGTATCTACAGCTTTTGCATGAGCTCTTGCGAGCTGACGTCCAAGAATTGGAAGAATTGATACAACAACTTGCTCATCCAAATCATTAGAAACAGAAGTACCTGCAAGTAAACGATAAGCACGTACAGTTGTTTCTTCAAGACGGTATTCATCGGCAGATCCACCTGCTGTACCAATTTGTCCGCCTGCTGCATCTGTTCCAAGTGCCATTTGACTACCAAATTTTGCACCTACAGGGTCGCGAGCAATTGGCAATACAGTTGCGCCTGAAGTCACGGGTAGCTCGTCAAAAAGACCTGCAACTTGCATTTCTAAACGTACATCTTCTTCAAACGTAGTTTGAACAATTTGATCAATACTTGTAGCAGTTGAGTTAGTTAGACTACCTGCATTAACACCTGCTTTTTCAAGAATTTTTCGTCCATACTCTGTATCAGAAATTGCTTTACCTTGAATTTTTCCAAGAAGGCTTGCACCAAGAAGTTCACGTGCAAACGGAGTAAGATCTGTGCCACGATCTTCAAAAGACTTTTTGCTATTACGCATAGCTTCAATTTCTTCTGCTTTCTCTTTAAGCTCCGCTTCGTACTTCTTAGTAATCTCATCTATTTCGGTGCTCTTTGCAGCATCCATATCTTTTTGTACGTCTGCAAGAAGCTTTTCAGCACCAGTTTCGATACCAGACTTAATTGTAGCCTGAATTTTTTCGGCTTCGAGAGCCTTTGCAGCTTCAGCTTCAGCAGCTTTCTCTGCCTCTGCTTTTTCTGCAGCTTTTTGCTCGGCTTGCTTCATGCTGATCTTAGCAGCAGTTTCCTCTGCCACCTTCTTAGCAAAAGCTTCCAAGTCGATTTCGGGAGTTTGTGTTGCTTCCGACATATCTATCTCCTTTGAAGAG